GTCCAGGTCAGAGTTAAACTTTTGACCAAATGTTACCCGGTGCTAACCGGTGTAATACGTCCTATACGTTGCGCCAACTATCACTAGTTTGCGTCGTTAGGATCAACCTCGTAGCTTTACGACGATAAACCGCACCCGCATTAAGGGGTTTGGATACCATTTGACAGCTCTCAAAGGAAAGGAGAGTCATCATTCGGTTGTGAGTATTATTGTTAACAACGCTCACATCGCTTGTAAAGTCACTACGACAACTGTTATAGTCCATTAATTGTAACAACAACGGACCGTCCTTGGCTCTAAATTCTCGAGCTTTGGACTTAACAGAGCGATAAGACCACGTTTGCTTCTCCTTATCCCATAAGACGAAAGGACTTCTTTGTCCTTCGTCCCAAGAGACGTGGAGATGGCCTTCCAAATCCTCCGTTGGAGGACCTAGAAGGTTATTGCGGACCAAAGCAGGAAGGCTAGATACGCAGAAACGAGCCAAAAAGGCTCGAAATGCCATATCACAGCTAGTATCATCAATGTTATGATAGATACGCCCGCATAGGTTAGCAACAAAAACAAGATCTTTCGCATTTTGCACTTTCCTTTTAAGGTAAAGTGGCCGTACGTCCCGCCCTTCAAACCAGTCTGTTCCGCAAGATTCACGGAATGGACCGAAGAGGAAGGACTTGTCTGGATTCAGTACAAAACCTGAATAGGTCAAAACATCGACCAGGACAAGCGCCATCCCCGCTGGACAGATGATATCATCTCCGTAAACAGCTATGCTACTGCTGTCTGCGTTGACTTTTCTATGCGGAAAACCTAGCTGCTTAGCAACAGCACAGGTCAATGCATAAAAGATCATCGACTCCAGTTGGAAGGTGAACCCATTACCCATACTGCTGAATTTAGCATATGGAACTTCCACGTTATCCATCATTCCCGAAGGGGAACGGAGATCGTCAAGAAGGTTGAACCATTCTTCCGGGAGTAATTCCCGTACGAGTTCTATGCTGAGAGTGTCGCTCGCCATACTTAAGTCCAAAGTAACAGGACGTAAGTCGGGCACGCCACCCCAGTTTGAACCAGCTCTGGCAAGCAATTGATTGCGAGCCTGAGAGCGTAGGTTGAGGCCTTGTTTAGCGAGTTTTCGCGTAAGCAAGTCTCCAACACCTAGCTGAAGAAACACGTTCATTAGGGGTTCTACTGCAATCGCACGATGCATCTGTGCGGTTTTGGGAACGAAGGTTACTTTATTATAATTAACCACCCTTAGCCGGTCTTGAACTGCCAAACGGCAGTCAGCAGGAGCCGGTACATGGTCCCCAGTCAGGTTTAACCCTTCTGGTGAACTGACATACCGACGCCACAGCGGATCCGCTAGGATCGCTGCTTCGGCGTAGGGAAGTCCCCTTGTGGTAACGGAGTATTGGTCAGCAGCATATTTAAATACCGCTGTTGTACCATCACCTGTAACCCCGATGGAACCACCTGGACCGTGTCGCGTATAGTCGTAGATTTGATTTAAATCTAGAGGACCTAGCCAGTTGGATATCATCTGACGCGCGGAATGAAATATTCCGTGAAAGTCAGTGCCTTTGTTTTGAAGGCGATATCCTTTATCACGATACCATTTGAGACGCTTATTAGTAGACCTGCAAAGCCTTTCGGCCTCCCAGAATCTATCAACAGCTTTTCCCAGTGGATCGAGTCCAGCTACCTTCCCGAAAGGGTACTTCTTCAAGAAGGATAACACAGCATTAGTGTCTTTGTAGACACGCCACGACTCATACTTCTGTGGGTCGTTACGATGCTGTAAATCGAAGAGCTTTTCGACCGAGCGTTCGCTCGTTGCAGCTATTACTAGCTGTCGGAATTCATCTTCGAGGTACGGACAGTCCTGGATTAATTTCTCTAGCATCTGCCAAGGAATCTCAGCAGAGCGGCTAGACGTGAATTGCTTCACGTACGAACGCAGGATTTCTTTTCGAAATTGTCCTGCGGACTGGTATTTACGTTTGTTCATATCAGTCTCCAAGTTTAAACTAAGCCGATATAATAGCTTTTAAAAGAGGCTATCCATATCTGACCCAGCTAATTTATATAAAGCAACACCAATTCTCCGTCTGAGCAAGTTAAACTCATACGGAGTAAGCTTGTCCTCGTGATCAACAATGATCATACAGGCTCGCTTAAGGTGTCGCTTGACCAAGACATTCGCTCGCTCGTCGTACTCATTTTCTGAGACTTCGAGGAAGAGCTTACTGTCAAGGGGGTGCTTTCCTGGGTCCCTGGACTTCACAGTCGAGGGACACTTAGAAAAGATACCCATTAGGTGGGGATTACACCGGTCTCAATGGCATCTGAGAAGATGGCATTTTGAGCCAATAGAGCAGCATGCAAATGTATCGCTGTTCTATCAGACAATCCTACTACCACCGGAATACTGGTGGTGAGTGTGGCGACACAAGTGTATTCGACCGAGTCTACAGTAATGTAGTTCGTTCGTTTTAACTCAAATCGCTCCACACCCGGGAAAGTCGATGTAGGCTTAGCTTGGACCCGTTTTAAAGCAACGGTTGATCGGCTTGCACCACTGCCATTCTTCCAAACAGCAAGGTCTCCGCGTTGATCATATGCGGAGTAAAGCAGGCCAGTCCCAGTTGGGGCTACCAAGGTTGTTTCTAGTTGAAGGTTGTTCATGTTTATTTCCTTATGGATTTAAACGACGATCGACCAGTGATTAGAGCTACTGCATCGAGCGCACGTTTCACGTTAATTCTAACGTTGAACGGCGGAAAGCTAGACAAGACGTTTAAATTCGTCACTCTTCGCTTCTGGAAATTACGATAGGTATCGGTCCGGCCAACAGAGCCGGTCCGCTCCCATCTCGTAGTTCCCGTTGAAGGTGGAGTATGAGACTGGACTATTCGTTTTACAAAATAGTCCTGCTCAAAAGTATAGCCTTCCGCCAGCGTTATAATGCCTAACTTTGGCGTGATTGCCTGAAGCCAGTTGCCGACCGGTATAAACCAGTCGATAACGAAGCTATAAGGCATGATCTCCCATGTTGCTTTTGGGATATCAAGAACACCATAGTCACGTAAAGGTTGGAGCCCTTGCAGGGCAACCTTGTACAGAATGTAAGCACGCGCGTTACTCTTGCGAGTAACTTCGAATCTGAAAGTCTCGACTCCATACTGTCCATAATCAAAAGATTTGGTTTCAGTATGGTTAAGTTCCGACTTATCAAACCCTCGCGCCATCTGACGAACAGAAAGTTCTTCAGGAGCTTGCATCGCTGCTAACAAACCTTGAGCTTCAAGCATTAAGGGAGTCCAGCCGTATCGCAATTCCAACCAGCGTTGTGTTGCTGTTTGGCGTGCGAAATCACGGTGTCTCCTCAATCTTGTCTTACGGCCGGAAAAAGCTTTTTGAATATCCGACCATCTGCCTCTTTTAACACCCCGAACCATGTAAGCGACACTTTGAAAAGTGCCGCCCAGCAGGTTCAGGGTTTTGGGCAGTTCGACAAGGCTCACGATCGACTCGAAATGAACAGGGGAAACCCTGTTCCGAGCCTTCACCGCTGCGCTATGGATTAATATTTCTTGACTTAATCCTGGCGCCAATCCGAAGTCCTGGATCAGTTTCGTTCCAGCGGCTCCGAGTTTCTCTTGGACTGCACCCGTCTGACCTGAATAGTCAGTGGTTATGCAGCCCGCTGAGAGAGTGGGGTGATGCGTTAAATAATCCTGGAATGGGTGCTCAGGGAATGAATATTCCGTAAAGAACCGATTCATAGGATTGTTAATAACGTGACCTTGAGCAATCTTAGCCTTGTACCCGGGAACTACAACATCAGTCATAGCCCCGAGTCTACCATCGTTCTCTCCTGACCAGGAGAGTTCGGTGTCCGGCGCGGGGGGACAAAAATAGTGCGTAACCCCAACTTGTTTAGTTGGGGAGAGACTATTCTCGTTCCGCTGTCGGGTGTAGGGTTTGTTATCTTGTGTCATACGACCTCCATGTGAAAGTTAAGGGACAACCGTCCCCACATACTTTCGCGTGCTATCGCTAGCACTAGGAGGCGGCATCGGATTTTTATCCGAGAGCCTGGTTACTGGGTCAATACACCTCAGGGTCTTCGTACTTAAAGTACGATTAAGGGTCTCTATCATAACGAGATCCTAGATTTACCTGAGATTTACGTATTTCACCCATGATCGACCTGATCACTAGGCTATTCGTGGTCCACGGGTTACCCGTGATAGAACCGTATTGGTATTAACCATGCGGGAGTAATTCCTATCACGTATGACCTATGCGTCGCGAATAGATGGAGCTTAGTCAACAGAGCCTGTTAAGGCTGGCTGAAGATTTCGCAATATGTGCCATATTAATTGCACATTTCCTACTAGGAGAGAAGGATGATCACTGTATCCATGCTCAGAAGTCCCC